CCGTTTGGACCGCTTCCTATTGTTTGACTTAATTTGGAGAAGCTTTTGGACGCGTTTGAAGACCCAGTAACACCTTGATTTAGCTTATAATCGTGCTCAGCAGACGCATCAGATGCACCTTTATGAGCTTTCTTAGTCTCATTAATAGACCCAGTAAGGTCTGAGAACTCTTTCTTTGCCTTTACTAAATTCTTAGTAATTACATCAATTAGTACTTCGAATTCTGCGCTATTTGTTGCCATCTCACTTCTTTTTAGCGGAATCCCGCGCTTTTTTCATCTGCTCACTAGATCTCTTTATTAGATGAGCGTCTAACCTTACAAGAGCTTCTAGAAAGAGCTCCTCTTCAGTTACATTTAGAACTTTCATATGTAGAGGTAAGGAGACATAGTCTTTACCAAGATAACCAATATCTGGGAATACTCTGTCTCCTAACCTATTGAATGTCATAATAGCCTGCTGAAGAGGCTCAGGAAAGTCACTAAACTCAGGAGGACATTTATCCTCAGCTGGCTCCATACCCATCTGCTCACAGAGGGTAAAGTACTTTTCCTGGGTCATTCCTATATCGAAGTTATTCTGCCACCGGTCTAGGCGCTTCCACATCAGCTCCCTTTGCTCTTGTACGAAAGGTCTCTAGGTCGAACACCATCTCATTAACCCAGCTATCAAATTCAGAAGAGCTGCTTAGTAATAGCTTTGCATTATCATTGTTAAATGGGATAGTATCCTCAGGGTCTAGCTTGGACGTATCTGCTAGTACGAAATCTTCTACGTACTTAACCTTGAAACCCTTCCAGTCAATAATTACTGACTTGGAGAATTCAGCTACGAACTTATCCTCATTTAGTTCTTCAACTGGCTTACGAGTAGTTTTATCAAACTTTGTCTGAATACAACGCTTACGAAGAGCAGTTAATTCACCACGAGATAGAGCCGCTAGGTGCACCTCAAAACCATCGTAGCCAGGGTATTCAAACCATGCTGACTTGGTATCAACTACTAGATCACTTAAATTCATTTTGACTCCTATTATTTAACATTAGGTATTACGGCAATATTGCCACTTGTTAACCTAAAGTCATACACTCTAGTAACAAGGTCATCAATATTCAATCTACGGGTGTAAATAGTTTCCGGGAGATTGAATATAATGAAAGGGGTTAGGGTAACATCAGAGTATATTTTTATACTTATTTGATGTGTAGTAGAGTAGTCCCACCCTACTGTTTTATTTGCGCTCGTTAAGAACTGGGTTATTGAACCCGAAATTCGTCTTTCACTAGTAACATACGAGGTCCTGTAAGTTACTTGTCCCGCTACTGCGGCATTTACTGTATTATTTGGTATCCATGTAATAGAGTTATCTACTTCAATGTGTACGGAGGCTATTGAGTCTAATACCGTACCATTAACTGCTACCTCCATTCCTCTTATGATTACGTATGGATCACTAGGTCTAGCTTTTGGTGTACTAGGCAGTGCGGCTATCTGGTCGATATTTGCAGCAGTACCCGAGATAGAAGCTGTAAGTATAGCAGTTCTTTCTATATTAAATACTGTGTTTTGTATAACTGCTTTAGTTATCTTGTAAAAATCATTACTAAGCTGAATATATAAGTCGAAAGATTCTATATTTCCAGTTATATAGTCTGCGGCGAAGCTATCTGATATAACGGTTAGGTCAGCAGAGTTTTTGATTGGTACAGTAAAACTAAAATTAGCGGGGTTAGCTTCAGAAATATTTCCCCCTCTGTATAAAGCTAATTGATTATGTAAAGTTTTTTTACCATAATCTGACTCAACATAGGTCTGGGAGAAAGTAATATCTGGGTACACGTCTAGAGGATAAAGACTATTATCGGAGGATATGTATACTTTGATTTCTTTTTTAAAATTGTACATATAATTACTCCAATAAAAAAGGGGAGCAAAATAGCTTTGCTCCCCTAATTTCTTCAATTATAAAACGTATAGTCCTAAAAGTCAAGAACTATTTTTTATTATGCTACGTATCTAATCTTTGTTAGTTCATCAGTGTTACTGATTGTTGAAGGTAGCGCAGTAAAGTTGATGTCTACAGCGATTACATCCGCGACATTAATAGTTGGAATTTCTAAGTGGCACTGTCCCATATCAAACATAACACCAGGACTTGCTGGGTAACCAGCTGCGGCACCCTTACCACCAACGAAGAACTGTAGCTGATGCTTATTTGTAATAAGGTTAGTTGCAGTTAATAGATCCTGATAAAGGTCGATACTACCATTAGTTAGCTCGTCTAGATAAGCTGTGAATGTTCCACTAACTGAACGAGTACCAGTTACGTGACCTAGCGGAGTATTTACAACACCAAGGGTCTCTGGAGTTAGGAAGTTAACATTATTACTAATAGTGATACTACCGCCTGTTAGTGTAATATTATAAGTCTTTGGAGCACCTGCATTGATACCAGGGTTTGTACCTACTATATTTAAAGCAGTAAGACGGTTACGAATCATGTTAGTTGTAGAGGTTACACCAGTCTGTATTAGAGTATGGGTAGTTGCTACAGATTGATCTGGGTTAGTGGCTACGCCAGTAAATGTCCAGGATGGAAGTTCAGTAATAGAAGTACCCATACCAGAGAATGATACTGTAGTAATTCCATCAATAGCAAAGTTTACTGTTGCTTCATTAACTACGCAGTTTGCCACCTTATAAATAGTTGTTAGTTCTGAGGCTACATAAGTATCTGCTGTACCACCTGCCTTTGCCGCGCCTAGGATAAAGTACATATCAAAGGTTGCAAGCTTAACCTTGTTAGAGGACGCTGTTAGGAAATCAAGTTCAGTTGCAGTAGCAGAGAAAGAAGTTGACTTAGCAAGAGCAGCAGTCGCTGTAACAACACCAGAAACAGAGGCTGGAACAGTATAGCTAACAGTAGTATTAGTTACAGCGGTTACTACGAAAGTACCACTAGCACCAGTTGTACCTACGGCAGCAGATAGACCTGAAGTAGTGATAGAATCACCAACCTTGAAGTAGGTACCACCAGTTGGCGCCGGAGTAGTAAAGGTAGCAACTAGAGTTGTACCTGTGATAGTTGCTGAAGTAATTGGTAGACCAGTTGCTGTGCCCGCAGCAGGTGTAAATCCAGTTTCAGCGAATAGGGAGTGCCATAGAATTTCTTCTGGTGCACGAACTACAGTAGATAGTGTAGGACGAGAGTATACATCAAAACTCCACTCAGCTGGTGCTAGTGAGTCGTTGAAGGATACCTGACCACGGCGACTGTTACCAGTAGCACTAGCCATTTCACTTAGTGTAACTTGTGAAGAGTTTGTACTCTGCTTGAAAGAGTATCCATTTAGTACAGGTAGCTGCCATACGTTCGCAGTAGCTGAACCTGTGTATTGTACTGCGTAAACCTTGGTATCTCTGTTAAAGAATAGATTGGTATCACCAATAGCCATTATAGTCTCCTAAAGTACTTAGTACTTTACTTGCAAGGTCATCTCACCTACTCCCAATGGAGTTAGAGCGCCCTGATCTGTGTCAATGTTTGTTATTATAATATCTCTAGTAATACCAGTATTACCGGAAGAATCGACGTATGCCAACCTGCCATTTCTGTCAATAATTATTTCGATATCTTCCAGTAATCTCTCTAGAGCTGCTGTGGATTCCTCTTCATTAACGTAAGCACGCAATAAAAGATTTAGGTATCTATCCTTCATACCAGCACCTTGGTGAACAATACTTTCACTACCGGCTACTATACATATACAGGGATACTCTTGGATTTCATCCCAGAATCTCATTCTAGAAAATGCTTGGTTACCAAGGTCTGTATTAAATCCCCCTACGTGGGAGATAGTATTCATTTTTGTAGTAAGAGCCTCCACAATAGAGGATCTCCTAGTTCTATTTACCATTAGGCTCTCCTAGTATAGAAACGTCCTATTGCTAGATCTTTAACTATTTCTCTTATAGATCTATCAATTAAGGTTTTAGGGTCTCTAGCTGGAGTATTCCAGGGAGCAGCCCCTTTTGCTTTATCAAATACATCATAGGGCTCTCTAGCATAGTCGAATACTATACTAGGGTATCCTTGAGGTGTTTGTTCAATTGCAGTAATATGAACACTCCTAGCAAAGGTTCCTGACCTATTTTGTAGTGCAGGGAATTTCATACTAGATATTACAGTATCTACTAAACGAGAATTTATTATCCTGAATAAAGAACTCCAATCGTTATCAGCAGGTACAACGAAGTCTAAAGAATCTAAAGATAAGGACTCGGAGGTAGCTTGTGCCACTTTCCCCTTAATCTTAGTACTGGCAGTGCTTTTAGGCGACTTCGAGGTAATCTTACCAGAAGTAATCTTAGCCCCGTTTTTCTTGGCCATAGATAGTAGTTCGGAAACTACAATGTCTATCCCTGATCTAGAGCCACCTTGAGTAGCCCAGCTATCACCATGTGCTTCTATCCAGTTATTAATTACTGTCCTAACTCTCGTTAAGTAGTTCTTCTCTTCAGTAGCTTTAGCTCTATTGGCAGAATAGCTTTCGTCTGTAACTGTAACTGTGAAAGTTTTTCCTAAAGAATCATTCTTTGTTTTTTCTTCAGCTTCTATAGCTATGTTTATTATAGTCTGAAGTTCAGGAGGAGTGGATGTAGTAGTCTTAAAAGAAGAAAACCTATATAAGGCCTCTTGTGCTACTTTCTCTGCTACACTCTGCCCTGCAATATGTCCTACATCAAAGAGATGTGCTAGAGTATCTTGAGTAATCTCTTTATCTCTAACGAATATGTTTTCTACGGCTTTGGAAAGTCTCTTTAGTCTTCCTTTATCTGCACGTATCTCATATATTTTCCTATATACGTCTGACTCAGTACTGGAAGTTATTAAGACTTCAAATCTAGTCTCTGGGGAACCTGTTATAGTATAGTTAAATACTTTACTATGTCTAAACTTAAAAGTTTCGTATAGTTCTCTAGAGTACTGTTGTACAGCTTCTGTAAGGTTTTTATCCTGAGTAGGGGTTAGTTTACGACCTTTAGAGTGCTTTTTATTAATTTGTATTAATATTTGCGCTTTTAGATTATTTACATCTACAATGAAAATATGAGGTCGTTTGTTAAATTCCGTACTTCTTAGTAACTCAGTATCTTGCATTAATGAAGTCTGTGCGGATTTAACTAAGTTTACTAGATCGGCCTTAGACATTACGGTACATATCTAAAACACGAGAGATATGTACTGGCCATACCTGTGCCATAGCTTGGGACCTACCACTAGTATTATCTACTGATGCATTTCCGATAGATTTTCTTTCTTTATACTCTTCTTTAAAGTAGTGGTGTACTAAGTCTAAACACGCAATTTTAATATCAGGTGGAGTAGCATCATATCCAGCAGTATAGGTTATTCTTACTGCACCTAATCCATCTTGCCAAAAAGTAGTTCTACCATTGATATAGACACTATCGACGGAAAAATCTACAAAATACTCTACTGGATCTAAAGTAGTGTATGGAGATAGGTAATCTTCCCTAGTTTCAATTAGAGTTACTACCTGTAGTGGCCATTCGTTAAGCTGTATTGTGGATTGACCAGGTCGTATATTAAAGTATTCTACCTTTGGGGTACTATAATAATCAAGAAGCGTATGTCCTAAATAGGTCTTAACCATAGAGCTAACAGAATCTATTATTAACTGAAGTTCTCCATCAGAATCGGTCTTACTTAATTTCTTATATATCTTATAGTCCTGCAAGGTAACTAAAGGTGTACCGGACATAAATTCTCCCATAGAAAAGGGGGCTGCTGATTAGCAGCAACCCCCAAATCTTAATTATTAGGCGTACTTTAGAGCAACAACAGACTTAGCATTAGGAATAATTTCCTTGAAGCCAAGACGTTGAGTAGTAGCAAGTACCTTATGTTGATTTTCAACAAGATACTGGCTCTCTACAGTGATACCGCGCTGGCGAGGTACAACGAAGTTGCGCTTATTAACTGCGGCAGCTAGATACTTACCAGTGGCAGCTGCAGGGAATTCGTCACAAACCATTACTGGTGAGCCAAATACCTGTCCTACTTCACCAGTTAGTTTAGTAGCTAGTTGGTTAACTAGGTTAAAGTCCTGGAACTCAGCGTCTTCGATTAGTTCAAAATAACCCTGTAGGGAAACAATATAGACAACATCAGAAGGACGTAGACCATACTTACCCATGTTCTTACGTAGACCTAGTAGAGCAGCAGCAGTTAGAGGAGTAGCTGCACCAGCTGCAGTGATAGTACGGCTGTTTGTAGTAGCATACTTTAGTAGGCCCTGAGCAGCAGTAATAGAAGGATAGGCACCATCTGTGTGTCCACCTAGAAGAATCATATTTTCTACACCACGAGCATGCTGACGAATCATTGCATCACGTAGTAGGGGTAGGATAGGTAGAAGTGCATCTTCTTCAGTATCATTATTAAGATATGTCTTAGCAACCATCTTAATAGTACGTAGTTCAATTTCAGTTAGCTGAACACCTGTACCAGTACCCGGGGCTACACCACGAACATCTAATAGACCATTTGGATTAGTACCAGGAATATTAGCTGTAGATGTAATAGAAGCATAGTTTGTATCTGGAGCAACTGGAATTGTCATTGCTGCGGAGGTCATTGAGATCTCGCGGAACAATGGAGCAAGTACTAGTTCAAGCCAGATATCACGCTCAATGTTTAGATTTACTTCACGCTCAAAAGTATCTGAGGATACCTGAACTGAGGAGAAGCTGTTAACCTTTTCAAGAAGATTCTTAGCGAACTTAGTATTATAACCTTCACCAGTAATACGCGCTAGAAGATAGGCATCTTCCATATCAGCGCCAAACTGCTTCTTCCACTCTTCTGTGGAGGCACCACGGTCAGAGAATACTCTCTTACTGTTAGCAATAGCCTTTAGTTCCTCAGACTTCTCAGTTAGTTCAGTCTTGAGGTCACCTAGTTGCTTTTCTAGGTTAATTTCTTTATCTTGGAAACGCTTCTCTAGTTCTGCGTATAGGCGCTCACCAGCGGTTTCTACAACCTTTACAGTTGCGGCTTCAGCTGCAGCCTTCTCAGATACCTTATCAGCAATAGCCTTATCAGCAGCAGCCTTTTCAGCAAGAGCCTTTTCAGCAAGAGCCTTTGCAACTTCGGCAGCAATAGTTGTCTGTAGTTCTTCGTTCATTTTAAATGATTTCCTTGACGCTTGTGCGCCCTCTGATGAGCCTTCGTGTTCAGCGGAAGGCTGACCAACTAGAGCAGTTTCAAATTGTTTTCTAAAATTTAAATAGTCATCCTGACTATCAAAAGATTTTGCTACGGAAAATGTAGCATCCTGGTTACAAGGTACAGAAACCACAGATATTTCTAGCAGTTCTGCGTCTTTAATTATTAAGCCATCTTTTGACTTATCATAGTCTGCATCTCTAATCATAAAGCCTACAGAGAATGTTGTTAAGACGCCTTCTTTTACAAGATTGTAAACATTACCAGCGGCGTTCTTGCTGATAATTCCTTTAATAAGTAACCCCTTACTATCTGTAGTCATTTCTATAACCTTACCAACAGGCATGTTATAGTCATGATTAAATAGTAAGATAGGATTAGCTTTAAAATTATTAAGTCCATTGGACTTAGTCCATGCACTAGCTAGAATAACGTCAGATGATCTATCTACCGCATTAGTACTGGCATAACCTTCAATACGCAGGTCCCCAGAATCACCAGAATCCACTGCTTTTAGCACAGACTCAAAGGTAAATACTTTCTTTACTAGCTTAGGTGCAGATAGAGACATTTGTGTTTGGTCTTCCATATCTACTCCGGTATCAAGCTCTCCTTGGTCTTCCTCTGGTTCCCAGGTAGCACAGGTTCTAGTAGCAGAACAGATTATATTCCACTTACTACAATATCCGGCACTAGTGTCTACATCAGCCCAAGGAGGATTGATAGGTAGATCACTGGCTTTAAAGGTGGAAGACTGAAGACACTCTAACATATCTGGTGAATTGTTATAATTATCACAGTTTTGGCACTGTCTAACTCTAGCGTCTTCTGTAGGGATTAACCATTTATCCGCCATAACGGACCAAAAGGTATCACTGGGTTCTGAAGGGTTAGCAGGGCCTAAATTAGCCTCTTGTATACATTGTAAATGATTAGCAATATTAATACTAGAGTCTGTTATAGAGATGGGACATACTTCCAAATCCTCTTCCATAATTACCCCTTAACAGTATTCTTACTTCTAGCAGAAACTATTTCTCTCAGTGGAACTATTGGTTCTATAACTGGTTCTGGTTCTGGTATTTCTTCTAATGTATAACTAATTTCGATAGGCTTTTTACCTTCATACTTAGAAATATCTCCAATAGAGTTAATTAACCGTGCCCAGGATCCTAGAGCTCTCTTAATAAGTATAGTTCTTACTGGGGCGTCCTCGGCGTTTTTATAATCTTCATAGCTTAATACTTTGCCTTTAAGTGCGAAGTAATTTCCTACTGCTTTTATAACACTGGTTCTTTCTGTCATATTAGTATTGGCTCAGTACACCAATACGTTTAGTAACCCAGTTCCAAGTACCCATAGTTCGCTTGATTAGACTAGCCTTAATAGGTGCATCGGAAGCTACTTTGTATTGTGCTTCTGGAGTAATGGATCCCTTAAGTTTGAAGTAAGGGCCTAAGATTGCAATTTGTGCAAGCATCTCAGCATTTGTTCTCATATTAATTATCCTCTGTAGGGGTATCCTTAGGTTTACCCCCCTGTGATGGGTCTACTGCACTTCCAGCTATATTTTGTGGGACACGAATATCTTCGTGACCAGGAAGTGGTTCTTTACCAATACCAGCTCTAGCCTCATTGGGGGATAGGATACCACCATTAACAAGAGAAGTATAATATGTAGCCTCATCTTTTAGTTCTGGCTGGAGTGCTGGAATACCCGCTACATCTTCAGTTATTTCAAAACCGAAGTAATATTGAAAAGCAGAGTTAATCTTTTTAATGATAGGAATGATAGTCTCTAAGTAATAGAGCCTGTGATTAGGTCTTAGATTAGCATTATTACCACTATCAATAAGAACTGGTGGGACTCCTAGTGCTTTTAGGATTATCTTTTCATTAGCCTCAATAGAGGTTTGGAAGTCAAGATCCTTGAAACTAACATTAGTTAGTGGATCCACTTTCATACCACCATCTAGAATAAGAGGGTTTCTACCTCCAGATTGTGGTCTGTATGACTGCTTCCAGTCTTCTTTCATACGCTCTTTAATACGACTACTTAGTGTATCAGGACTACTAATAACTAGTCCAGGTACTGCCCCATTAGTGAAGAAGTTATCCTGAAAATCACGCATATTCTTCATTAAACGCATAGTGCGTAATGCAGGTCTTAGCCTTGAGGTTCCTCGGTAGATAGAAACTGCACTATTATCCTTAATATGGATAATTTCTGAGGGTTTATACTCTACTGTACCTTGGAAGATATACTTATCAATGTAAGTAGTAGGATCGGATTTAATAGTAACTCTATAAGCAGGTAACTGATAAAGAGCTTGTCCATCCCAGTAAATGAATGCGTTCCCATCTAAGATGAGATCCATTACTATATTTCGTCTAAAAGAATGTAAATCCTGAAAAGCATTAGCTTGCTTATTTAACAGAGTATCTACGGTTTTTGCTTTGATACCGGTTACTTGCGGGGTTGGTATTACTTTATCTCCAACTCTAAAATTAACTTCAGCGGTATCGTCAATAATCATATTTACGGCACGATTAACAATCTCAAGAGATTCGTAATACTGTGCATAGGTTACTTCTGGTTCACGGCTTAGACTCTGAGGTTCAAATTGAGAAATCCAGCGCTGACCAGGGTTTAATTTTTCAACTAGCCAACTTCCTAGCTTCATATTTCTCCTTTTGAATTCTTACCCAGTTCTTCTGCTTTTCAGCAGTAGCTAGTGAAGGATCCTTTCCGTATACCCCGTGGAGTTGCATGTGATGCGGATGGCAGAGAGTAACAGTTTGGTTATAGATCTTATCTTCTTGTTCTACAATAAATTCATCACGTATCTTTAAGATGTCGTCTACAACCTTAACTGTATATCCCTTTTCTTTACACCATTTATTAAACAGGGGAGTCATAGTATAATAATGGTGAAAGTCTAAACTTTCCGTAGTGCTACAAATTTCGCAGTAAGTCCCTTTTTTATATCTAGCCTTAGCGCGGTCCCTAACATATTTTATAGGGTCACGTAGCAATTTGCTGTTGGACATTTTTACTCCTTTTGTTCTTTTGTAATTATATTAGTTTAGGGGCAGAAAGTCAAGGTGCAAATTAAAACAGGTACGCTAGTAACTAGAACAGCTTCTATTTTTTAGAAACCGCCCACAGATGTTTTGTAACTGTAGAGTGCATATCTTAAAGCGTCTGCCATATGGCTTGCGTCGTTATGTAAAGGTTTTTCTTTAATAAGACTTTGGTTAGGATCCCACTGGTACTGATCCACAGCATAAAGCACATGGTGTAAATTAGGATCTACTATGATTCTATCATTATCTGCTAAGGAAGCTACATAACCTATACCATCTAGAACTGATTTCTTTGCATTCATAGTCGGAATATCGTATTCCTGGGCGAAGTCATATCGCTGCTGCTGGTTGGCAGAGTCAATATAGATATAGTCTATATTCCACTTATCCATGAGTAGCCGTATATTTTTAGCGTGCCCAGAGGTAACCTCTTCATTATTTAGATACTCATCTAGAATATAGAACTTATCGAGTTCCCAGCTATAGGCTACAACTACCATTGCGGTAGGATCTCTAAAACCAAGATCGAGTCCCGCGAAAACATCACATTTTCTAAGATCAATATCGAACTCCTGTATACAACTAGCATCCACGTCCCAGATTTTACCTTCGAACATAGAGAAGTCAGCCTCATATTCCTGGCGGAATTCGGCTTCGCTCATGGAGCGACGAGCTTCTGCTACGTCAGCTTCAGTCATTCTAGGATTGTCTTTCCAGGTTGCCTTTACAGAGAACCATTCTGGGAACTCAGCACTAAATCCTCTATCAAATAAGGTTGAGAACCAGTTATTTTTACCACGTGGGGTAGAAATAAATAGTGCCTTAGAGTTAGGTCTGTCTAGTGTGGGTCTAAGAGATACGTTGAAGGCCTCCATACCATCAGTAAGAGCCGCCTCGTCAAAAATAATAAGGTCGTAGGATCTACCTACGCAACTGTCTACCTGGTTTACAGAACCAATTCTAATAGTTGAACCATTAGATAACTCGATAACCCTATCCTTAGCATTGTCCTTTGATACTTCAAGTCCAAATTTTTTAATTAGACCACGTTGTAAGTCAAAAGAAATTTGGGATAGGTTATAGTTTGGCGCCATAACTAGTACATTGGAGCCAGGCACTAATGAAACTACCTGGCCCACAATGTTTGCAATATACGTCTTACCCTGACGTCTAGATAGAGCAGCACACCCAAAGCGGTACTTTGGGTTATTAATTCCATTTACCAGGGCTATCTGGGAGGGAAGTGGTTCAATACCTAGCTCTTGAAGATACCTATCAATAGGAATCTTCATAAAAGGCTTAGAGTATTGTATAATACTATCAAAGGGTATATCTGCTCTACTAACTATCATAACATTCCTGCAAATTTATTTGTAAGTTTAATTCTATCTTCGAGACCAATGGTTCCACCATTAATTTTCTTTGTAAGCTTGGTAATAGCCTCTTCTGTAACACCTAGGTCACAGATAGGCCATAGAGTTTCAAAGAATTTAAGTGCGGACTCAAAAGCAAATTCATCTGAGACACTTTCTGGGTTAGCCAGGTAGCCAAATTTTTCATAATTGGCCTTACCAGTTAGTTGTACAGCGCCTCTACCTCTATACTTATACCCATCTCCATAGTCTTCGTTGCCCATGCGACCAGCATATACAATATTTGCAATAGTCTGTGGGTTATGTGCTACGGCATCTGCTACTTTCTTAGTTTGAAAGTATTTGCCAAATACACGTTGAAGACCCTCTGAGGAGTAGTTTAGGTTTTCTTCAAAAATCTTAAAACCACCAGTTTCATGGTAGGTTTGAGCAAAGAAATGAGCAGCTCTAGCATTGGATAGCTTGAAGT